AAGAGTTGTCACAGGTGAAGCTCCGTGAGACTTGTAAAGAATAACTGTCACTGCCGTACCCGTACTTGTTCCTGTGTACGTCAAAAATGCTTTCTTTATTTTCCACTCCCAGGCAGGGTCTAACTCTTGTATAGAGCTTAATATGGAGCCTTGAATGGAGACAGTACTTGCAGAATCGTTCATGGTGTAAACTGCGCCTCTATCGGCAGTAAGTAAGCCACCGTCAGGCTCGGTTGTCATCTCATATAAGGAGTTGTCGGCTATAAAATAAGATTGAGATACCCAAGCACCACTATCAAGGCTAAACACATATAGCTTATCTGAGTCAGGGAACATTAAATAATACTGATTTCCTTCTGGATAATAAGCGCCAATCGAATTCTCTTTGGACGTCAACGCCCTGTACTCAGTTTTCCACGAGTCAGCAATTGGAACAGTGTCTACGCCATCAAAGATATAAATGTTTTTCTTGGCGGGGAAGATTACACCATTAGGCACCCTAACGATGCCCCGACGAGATACAGCACCAACGTCTTCATTAGACACCGCAATTGTCCAGGTATCCATCCGGCCACCACCAAAGTCAATGAAATGTAAAGANTTCTCCTTCAGCGCAAGNAATCCNCCATTNANTTCNTCNAGCCCCATNACTTTATCNGCCTGCTTTGTCCTGATATCAATATGCTCAGATAAGCTAAGACCAAACACATCATTATTAAAAGTGCCATTGGAGTGAGGCATTGCAGCTGCAATACGAAAAATGGATTCATCAAGGACACCATCAATAGGTTGTCTCATCGACCCAACAATACGGCGCCCACGTACCATAGTTTGGACAGCACAATACCCTACGGATGTTGGATCAGACGGGTAATTACCACTCGCGCTTTCATCCGCTATCTCGGCAGAACCAAAACCTGACCTATCTGAATATTCGCCACCACGCCCAACCCACTGAGTCTCACCAATTCCGAACTGGTATATTGAACTAGTCGGGGGGAACGTCAATGTTCCCCCGTAATTTATTGACGATGACGCAACAAAATAAAAATTAATAGCATCTATGCTCAAATAAACATTTATATCTGTCATGCGATAAGACATAAACATCGGAGAACCAGCTACCTTACCACCCCTTACATAAATCGACTCATCAGTAACGTCTGTCCCTAGTGTATGATCGAAAAACCTCAAATTAACACCAATGAGAATTGTCTCATCAGCGCCTATCGTGATCACTTGTGTATCAGAATCAAATGTATTCGGTGGTCCCTCCTGGTTGCCGTCGTACATGAAAGATATCTTGTAATAATAATCATCGACAGGAAGTGCATCGGTCGATGCTGCTGATGCAGCCACAGTAAAAGACTCTGACGTATATCTGAGTAAATCCTGATTTTCACAAACCCAACCTGAAATTGAATATCCTGGCGCATCTGTTATGTCTGAAGGTTTAGTGCCGGCGAATGTACAGAACCTATCTATATATCCAAACCATAGCCCTCTCTCCGTATCCGCATCAGACCCAAAATTTATTCGCAAACTTTCATTATCAAGAGTAAAAGATATATCATCAGCATCGGAATACGACAAATCATAGTCAGTGACAGNNCCNGAAGCATAATATCCGATTAATGGATANCGCTGGATGAGTATATCGTCGCCCGAACTTCCAGCGATTGAATCGGCGGTGGTGAGAGTCCAAAATCCGGTGCCTCCAGAATAAGAACTTGCTGTAACAATTGAACTGGCACCTTGCGTTAAATTGATTACCAGATACCCCTTCTGGTCATCAGCATCTTGGAAATCAACGCCAAGTCCGAGATCGACTACTGTCGATGTTGTCCCCGTCCCCGACTCTGCGCTCAACGCATAATACTCAGTCAAATCCCTCCAACCATTGACATCACCAGGCCTCGCAAACAGTGTAGTATTAACCGCATATACTTTTACTAAACCGCTTAGTGTGCCTATGACTATTGTAATAGTCTGCGCAGACGGCTTCGTTACCTTATATTTGTAAACACGAGAAATTGAGAGTGACGATGGTATATTTGATAAGTCGGCAGTATAGCCATTAATGTCAACTAACCTACCCTTACGAGATATGTTAAGATTAGTCAACTGAGTAACCGCATTGTCAGGGAGGTCACGAGGATCATCCTCAGTGTTGAGCCCCCTACTCCAATCGCGCCACCTTATCTCAACAGGCTCAGGCATATTAGGAACCGGAATTTGCGGGACTTTAGTGATCTTACGCATCAAGGATGTCCTGGCTCTGTACTATTTGAGGCTCTGGATCTGATTGTCTTGTTGCCAGATCATTCGCCATGTCTGCCATAAGTGTCTTGAATAAAGCGAAAAACTCGTTCCGCATATCCGCGTTATTAAGTTGCTCTGCAACCCTGTAAGATGCGCCGTACACAATTGCATCATGGTAAGGCGTGGGGATGTCCGGGGTGTCTGTATCAGACGACAACGTGGCAGGGAGTGACCTATAATAGAACACCCCTGTATTCACCCCTGTTGGCACAGGATAAATCCCATACTTATCAGCCTCTCGGTCAATGTAAAAATAATATGCCGTGCCTGTCTCCGGTGTGGTCGTGAATAATCTATTAGTGTACTCTTCCTGAACATACTTGGGAAATGTACTGTCTATTTTCATCTGCATCGATTTGTGGAAATCAGAGGGCAGGTCGTATTCCTGCCTCGACCAAACCACATTAGACTCATTCGCTACATACGTTGCCGTCACATAAAATGACTTGGTGGAGACGGTCGTGATAGAATAAGTACCAAAATAGTCACCAAAAATAATAACCTCATCACCAGTTGTTAGTCCTGTGATAGCAGATTGAGAGATAAGTATCGTCCCTGCAACTGTACCACTGTAGTCAGTTATCGAGCCACCAGTGCCACCATTTGTAGAGACTGTCGCCTTGGCCTTGAGGCATAATGTCTGCCTGACGATCTCCTTCTGCGCCAGGTTAATAAAAAGATTAATCGAGGCGTCAGGCATGTTCATTGTATCGGCCTTGGTGTTGCGCTTAACAATACTTCGGATCTGTTTTAAATTCATCCGTCACTACCCCTTTCACCACTGGCCTCTGCCCTAAACTCATTGCCATATGCTATCTGAATGTCACGCCACTTAACCTGTAGCTCCTCTTCCTTGGGAGATGTTGGTATACCTAATCTCTGCAACGCTTTCTTCTCAGCGAATGTCACCACCATGTCCTGAAACTCACTTGGCACATCCATGTTGAGCACATCAGTCATGTCAATTGGCTTGCGGTAATAATATAATGTTAGCGTTCCCACTGCTGGAGCATCAGTACCGGCGTAANNATCAAGAGAGTCACCAAAATAGCGATACACCACGAGTAGCGTCATATGCAGAATTCTTCTGTATCTCTTCAAAATATTACCTCCCCGAAAAACGGCACCACCCCGTTATCAGCATCCACGAGCTTAATTATCCGCATGATACTTAGAGNTGAAAGGTCAATGGCATTNGCTGAGATAGTCACCGTCACNTTTGTTCCGTACCAAATATTATTGATACCAGAAAGTTTTGTAGCTACATCAAATTGCCCNAGGTTCAAAAACCTGTTAAGCTCAGAGTCAAGAATTGCGTCCCTATTTTCCTCAGGGAGCCTCGCACGAAGGTCATTCCTCAAAGTCTCTAATGAAATAGTAGTAAGTGCCATCAGCGACTCCTGTTCAATTTATTAGTTCCGAACATCTGGCTATTTATCATGGCAACACTCTGCATGAACTCATTCTTCTCAACNGCAGCCTGCTGTANATCCTCTCTCGCAATNGCCAANGCNAACGCCCATGACACCACATACTCAAGATACCTGTCAGGTACGATAATAGACCCTTCAGTGGCTATCGGTACAAACCTATACTTTAGTGTGTATGCGTTCTCGTTGATTCCCGGATAAAAGTAAAACGACCCATCCTCGAACCAACCTGTCGGATTTTCTATGGTCGCA